ATAGCCCTGCGTTGACCTTCATCCTCTGCCTGTCTCACTGCTCTAGCTTCCTCAATCACTGCGCCACCACCGAAGATGTTATTCCTTGCAGCTTGACGACCACGCGCAATCCTTCGGGCTTCTTCACCCATCAACTCTGATGTTCTCCCTGACTGCGCTGCACCAATAAGTTGCTTCTCAAGGAACCTTCGTCCTGCCAATGAGTCAGGGTCAGCTATCTGTTCCGGTATATCATCGAGCCTCTCAAGGGTTCTGGCATCTTCAGACCGTGCGAGTGCGTCCATTGCAGCAGCTCTCTCAAAGGCTGGCCCAGTTCCAAGCTCACGCATGGTGGGCGCAGCTCCCAACCGAGATAACGCTCCCATCTCTCCAGCACGCTCCAGTGCGCTCATCTCCCCAGCACGTTCATAGCCGCCGAACCCTCCGAGCCTACCGAGTCCTTCCATCTCTCCAGAACGCTCCAGCCCACCCATATCTCCAGCTCTTTCGTAACCTCCAAACTCCCCAAGCCTGCCGAGTCCTTCCATTGCTGCGGCTCTCTCCAGCCCACCCAACTCTCCGGCTCTTTCCATTCCACCAAAGACACCGAGCTTTTGTAGGGCATCCATTGCCCCTGCGAGTTCCAGTGAGGGGCCAGTGGTTTCCAGCTCTGCGAACTGCGGGGCTTCCCCCACTCTCCGCATGGCTTCCATCTCTGCTGCTCTCTCGTATTCGGGGGTGTACTTTACCTCATCAAGTGAAGGAGGTGCTGCGAGCCTTTCAGCAGCAGCAACATCACCGAACTGTTCCAATGCCTGTGCCTCTGGAACATCTGATGGCGCGTAATCCCGTGCCAATCCTGCAAGCTGTTCCCGTGCAGCGAACCCTGTCGGGTCACTAATCTCTACTGCCTTCTTTGCAGCCTCAATAAATCCTGCTGTGGGTTTCCCTTCCGCATCCAGTAAGCCTTCCCCAAGACCGAACTTCTTCATCTGATCCAGAAGGAATTGGGTTTGTTGCGGGGAAGTTTCCTGCTCAAACTCCATCCGTTTACGGGCCAGATCAGCTTCACCCACTCCAGTGAAGTCAACGTCAATAGCCTCGTCCCTTCTTACCTCCGAACGTGAACCGTCTTTGTTAATCTTGAAATAAAGGTTGGCTTTTGTAACCTTACCATCGGAATCCTCATACCCTACGAGAGTCTTGGCTTCTTGGACAAGAGGTTGGCTTCCCGCATCCGACAATGTCTTGTCTGCAGCTACCTCAGTCCACTGTTTGCCTACCATATCGGCATACTTTGGGATTTCAGCAGCCCACGGGGGTCTGCCGTCAACCAAAACCCATTCTAGTTTGCCGTCTTCACCAACTGCAAAAACGTCTTGAGTGCCTCCACGCGGCCAATGTTCAGGGTTAAGATTTTGATCTTTTGTAATTTTAAAAGTCTTCGGCCCGTAAGCCGTGATCTTTTGCGTATCATAAACCGGAGTAGCACCCGTTGGTATGTCAGTTTTCTGCCGGACATACCCGTCCTTCATCATCTCATCACCAAACTCCATAGCCTTCTGGAGCTTGGCTACGACCTTTGCCGACTCAACTGTAGCCGCAGTCGTCTCTGCTATTGTTGGTGGTGCAGGTGCGGGTGGTGGACTTGATTTTCCCATGATATTATCCCTTTATTAAACGTCTCCTTGCGCGTTCCATTGGAACACAAACTATCTTGTCATTATGCTTTGGCCTTACCCAAGCCATTGTCTCGCATTTATGCCCTATTTCATTAAACATATTTGTATAAAGTTCCTTCATAACTCCGCTGCCTTTAGCTACGGTAGCATCAACAAAGCACACTTTGCCACCTGTATCAGTGTAATCTTTCCGGCAACCTGCCTCATCGTCCACAAAGCGAACAAGAGCCACTCCAGCCAGTTTCCCGTCACGAACTACTGTCCAGTACCTGCCTTTGACGATAAACCACTCTGCCCATTTCAACAGAAGTGACGCATCCCATTTACGGCAATGAGCAAGGTTTTGGAAGCAGAGCTGTCCAATGGCCAATGTTAGTAGGTTAAGTGCAGTCATCGTTGTGGGTCGATGGGTTGACCAAACGCACTGGCTTGGATGGTTTGCAGGGCAAGTCTTCCGCTGTCAGCTTTTACCTTAAACTGAAGCTGATTGAATCTTCCCTTTGAAAGCATATTAAATCCCTTACGGGAAAGGTTGGTAGTGGCAGGGATGGAAAGGCTTGCCTCCAGTTCTGTCCCTGACGCAGACAAGTCCTTGTAATACTCTATGTCTCCGGTCACTGCATCAGCATGAATGTTCCCAAAATCAAACTGAGTAGAGTAACCAATCTTGTCTCCCCACGTTTCCCCATAGGTATAAGCCCGTGTCTTGATGTAGGATTCATAGGTGGAAAGCCCGTCCTTATAGTCAGAGGTTGTTGTGGATGCCTCTGCTGTGCTGTCATCCCAAGTCAACATCTCTCCGGTCTGTGAAGCAATGTTCAGCCGCAGCTTTCCTCCAAATGCACTGATGATAAAGTCTCTTGCCTCCCATCCCGTCCAGAACCCGCACCACGCATTAGCCAGCAGATTGTAAACCAGAACCGTGTCCGGTGTAGTAGCTGAATCCAGAGGCACACTAAGGAAATACCTGTTCCGCCAGTAGGCAGCAGTGCAGGTTCCCATCGCAGCTTGATTGATACGGCCAATGTAATCGTTAATGTTACGGCTTAAAGGTTGAGAGATGTCTGTCTCTGTGCCAGCTTGAATGGACTTCAGCGAACGCACTCCGTCCCGCGACAAAAACATAATATCTGCACCAACCTGCTGAACAGTCGCGTCAGCAACGCAGCCTGTTCGGTTGTTGATGAGCTTGATGCTCCATTCAGAGACTTTCTGAGTCGGGTCAGCCGTGATCTTGTAAATACTTCTCTCCTTAAAAACGTACAGGTCAAAGTTCTGTGCTGGCATCAGGGCAGTGATGGGGTCACGGTCATTACCCACGCGCAGGCTGTCCCCCGCCAAGTCCCACGATTCTCCATCCAGCACCCCGCTCACATACAGGGTGTCAGCCGGAACAGTGCTGTCTGCGCTGGTGGCAAACAGTCGGTTGGTGTGGGTTACAACAAATTTAGGCTCACTTGGGGTCTGAGATACGTTGGTTGTTCCCGTTGCGGTGGTCTGGTCAGTCGGGGCAGTAGCGAAAGAGACTGCGGGAGGGGCATCCTTGTCGTAACCCGTTCCCTCGTTGGTCATCGTAACACTGACCACGCTGCCGTCATAACCCAACACTGCTGTGCCTAATGCGGTCGTCCCGCTGGACGGGGCAGCTATGGTTACGGTTGGGACAGTCGTGTAAACCCCACCACCCTCGGTTATATTGATGCTTGTAACCTTTCCAGCCGTGATTCCTTCCGCAGTAAGCGGATCAACTGTTCCTTCAACGTAACGAAGCGCATTTGCCGCATCAGCGTAGTACATCCGGCTGCTTAACTGCGCGAAACGCACTGTCGCTCCAGAAGCATAGGTTGCAGTGGATAAAAGGGTGAAGACACCTGCCTCAGTGGTTGCCTTGAGGTAGTTGGAGCCGTCAGCCACGATAATATACTCGTTACTGCCAGTATCAAAGTAACCAACAGAGGTTACAGGAGCAACCAGCCCTTCCCAAATGGCATCTTGAGCTTCCCAATTAACATCCACCTCTTCCCAAATTAAATAGCCCAATTCCAGCTTCGCACCCCTGCGAGTCACCGCATTTCCGAAGTCATCGAGGTCAATGTTCTTCCCTTCAGCGTATGCGTTGGGAGGAACAAGGTTTGCGCGGGATGCACTGACCTGCCCACCCACAAAACTGTCGTTCCCGTCGAGAATCAACGGGTCGTCCAGTACAGTATTGGATAGAACAGGCATTAGTTAATAAAGTCACTGGTTTGCCAGTGGTTCGGTACGTCAGGGATGATTCGGTTCACCTTCGCTGGCTGAACATTGTCCAAGTCCCTGCAAATCTGTAGTAATGTGGTTGCTTCAGTAAATTTAGTCTGTGCTTTCTGGAACTGCATCGCCCTCTCAAGCATATCCCCCTCTGCATAAGCCAGAAGCACGTTGTCAGCCCCTAATATCACCGGAGAATCCGAATCCCCAAGCTCGGTAAACTTTAATTTTCCCAATGCGTACAGTGTTCCCGCGTTCTTGGGCGTGGGGAGGGGTTTAATACGGCAATACCCGCTTGCGTCAGGGGGCAGGGGAGTGAAATTGGTTGGGTTAGCCCTGCGCGAACTGGTGTTCTCCCAAATGTTAGGGTCTAACTGGAAGAATTGCATCCAGTTGGAACCGACAACCTCCGCTCCGTCCTCTTTCCCTGTCTCGGTGAACTTCGTAGCCACCACAAACTGCAATCTGGGGGCCGTAGAAGCCACCGTTGAGCTTGTCGGGTAATAGAAGATAGTTGGATCGCCCGATAAGGTAAGGGTTTCGTCCTCTGCTGCCACTGTCTTGGTTACAACCCCCAATGAGTTAGTCCATAACCCCGAATCCCATAGCATCCGGTAGCGGTTGTTAATGAACTTCTTGCAGGTGGTCACCGAGGCGGAATCGGTATCACTTAATTTAGTCGTAACTTGATCTGCTAGTTCTGTTAAAGTCATTTTCCTGCCTCTATCTGTTGTTCAAGTTGATTAATGTATTTCCCAAGCTGTCTAATAAATTCCGCTCCTTCATCTGTCTCCACCGCATTCTCAAGCCCCACCGGATTCCTCTCCGCTATCTCTTGAAACCCGTTCAGCTTCACGCTCAAGCAGCCGCTTGTAGCGAGCAGCATCAATAAGGTCATCAACAGCTTTGTCTTTCTCATCTTTTCTTTGTTGCGCCATTTGCGCCCGTGCCACAATCCCCAAGGACTCAACCGCATCCACCAATCTTGGCAACGCGGCCAAGCCCTTGAGTGCGGCTAATATCATTTTTTCTTCCCTGCCGAGGCATACTCCTTCATTGCGTCTACTATGCCTTGACCTCCGATATAGGCAGGTACGATAATGATTACAGCCCCAACAACTTGCTCTGTCAGTTCCGGTGACAGGTTCAGCCATTCGGTTGCGGCTACAGTTAAGAGGCCACCCAAGGCCATCCACAATTTCCTGCTCTTTAGTTTTTCCTTCATTCTTCTTTTAGTAGTTTAACAATTTTTACGGCTGTCCACACGCAAGTGAGGAACAGCATTAGTATCTTTAGGGCAAGCTCAAGGTCGGACAATGAGACAGTGGCAAGCACGCCTCCGTTTACCCCGAAAACTTTTAGCCACTCTAAATCATTTATCATCACTCCACCCGAAGTATCCTATTATTCAGCAGGAGCCTCGCCAGCTTGCTGCCAAGGAAACTTGGCTGGCAATGGACGGGCCTTTGCTGCTTCAATTTGTTTATCCAACGCATCTTTCCAGCCACCTTCCTCGGCAACACTGTTCGCCTTGTCGATTGCCCAAGATTCTGGGAGATCATCAAAAGGAATGAAGTTGTCAGGGTCGAGTGGGCAGTTGATTGCGCTGTCCATGTATGAACTGTAACCATCATCGGATTGGGCGGTTAAACCCGCAACGAGAGTGATTACTACTTTTTGTTGGGAACCGTTTACTTCCTCCGTTTTTACGAGAGGTTGCAGTCGGCTCCAGTTGTACGTGTTTGGCATAGTATTTATTTGTTTAGTTTAGTACTGGTATTAAGGTTGGTAATACTGTGTTCACCATTCCTGTTCGCTCCACCGTGCGGTTACTCCACCTTCAGCACTTGTCCATGATGTAAGCTCGCAAAGTACAAGCCCCCCAGAGGATATTGATGTTGGGTCGTCACCAAAATTAGTCCAATTTGACGGGACAGTAATTCCCATCCCGTGACTGTCATTGCTCAGATCAATCATCAGCCTAACAGTGCGGCCTGCGACATAATTAGAACCTGTCAATTCTGTTTGTGTTTCACTGCCATCCAGCGTAAAGGTCTGGAGGTTGCTCTTGCTAAAATCAATATCAACAGTGTCACCCGTGGTGAGGGTTTCAACAGGTTGGAAGATTTGACCACCCTTTGCATATTTTTGAACCTCAGTTGACCCGTTGTTTGAGTAAATGGTTAGAACGTCTTGGGTATCGGTATGGTTATTATTGGTGTCAGTCTTAATCTTCAACCTGTTTGGATTATTGATACCATAATCACCATCCAGTGTAATATTGCCCGTTGTAACACTAACATCACCAGCAACGTGCAATTTAGAGGAAGGAACCGCAGTGCCTATTCCGACGTCGCCTCCTAGCTGCGTGATTCCCGCAACAAAACTTCCACCGTCACTGGCAGTGGCGTAAGTAGTCCAGCCACCGGAAGCAAGTGGTGCAATAGCAAACCTCTTATTCCCTGTTCCTGTCTCTGAAATCGCAATCGCAGTTGCGGCATCACCAGCAGCCACCTCAAGAACTCCCAAAGTTGGAGTGCAGCCTATGCCGACGGAACCGTCATTATGGATTCGCATTTTTTCTGTTCTTGCAGAATCACCAGCACCTGTAAAAAATGCTAACGCATTAACATCGTTGCCCCCATTATTATAAACAGCCATACCAGCCCACCTGTTGGTGTATGTCGCCGGATCACTGTTCCCGTATAATTTTAAGTACCTATCGTAACCAGTATTAGTGCTCAGCCCCGTTGTCATAATGTTTCCATTAACATCTAGCTTTTGAGACGGAGCCGCAGTACCTATGCCCAGCCCTGTTGAGTCAAAAACCAAATCATTTGTGCCTTCAATAGTTCCGTCGCCCGTCCAGACTCCCACTTGACTGTCAACAG